GAAATACTTCTCAGGATTGGCAAGAATAACAGAAGGATAAACGGAAGATTCACCAACAACGACACGATTCCCTTTACGGGTGAAAACTCCATACTTCTCACCCAGTTCCAGTAGTCCAAAATACTTATCCAGTCCACGGTCGTCAAAAAATAACCTGGTTTCAATTTTACTTCCCTCCTTGGTTAGTCGTGATTTCTTTGCTTCACACTTAATGATGTTACCAACAAGTTCAGTACCGTCCTTCTCTTTTTTCTTGCCGAGATAGATGATAGTAGATGCAGCGTACTTAAGACCTGTACCACCTCCCATCTCCTTTGCGGGAACGTATGAACCAATTACATCATATGTATGGTTAGTCACGATCATGGGCACCTGTGCCTGTCCCAATTTGAGGGTAAGGACACGAAACGCACCCTTAATCAACTGAGATTTGGTCATGTCTCTGACCTGTTTGTCATTAGCAATGTCTTCCATCTCTTTAGATGTAGAAAGCATACCTAGACTATCAAGAACAAACATCATAGGTTGACGTTTATCCTTAGGTTCTTTCATATACTTATCAAGAATACGAGAACCTTGTGTTCTAAACTCTTCGATAGTAGCAACAGGAAATAGAACCATACGTTTACTATCAATGCCACGAGACTCAATCATCTCTTTAGAGATAGCAGATTCTGTCTCAAAATATATGACTCCTCCTGTAGGATTTGCTTCTAGAAAATTACGAACAACACTTAGTGCAAAGAATGTTTTACCTGTGCTGCTTTCTCCTGCAAGTGCAGTAACTTTGTTAGAAGGCAAACCTCCAAAAAGCGAACCACTAACCAAGGCGTTGAAAATATAACTGCCAGTATCGACATAGTTAGTAATGTCACCTGCAGCGACTCCATCACTGACTAAACCAGCAAATTCATTTCCACTATCTTTAATTACAGAATCTAAGAATCCCATTTTGTTACTTCGTCCTCATAAAAGTTTACATAATTATAATCCTTGCTCATGAGTTTTGCAAACCCAAGAGCAGTGTTATGATCCTCAAAGACTTTAATGTCTTCAGAACCGATTTGACCCACCACATGGTTAGTCCATGTGACAACAAAGACTTTCTTGTTCATGAAAAGAAACTTGAAATAGTAATGGTTTTCTCGTGAGTCCACCCAATACATTGTAGCACATTTTTCAGAGGTTCCAAGAAACTCTTTTCAAATTGTGTTTGATAATCGACATATTTCTCAATGCCGAACTCCTTTGGCAGTTCACTAAAGAAACTGATGCAGTTTTCATGTAGAGGGTTAGGTGTTTTCAAGTACATAAACTTGATCTTCTCACCCTCCTGTATGAATGGATGTTTGTTTTGCACCTTGTGTTTCCTCACATAATGATTATACAGCAAAGCACCCCTTACTGCAATGGGGGTTTTTGGTTGGTAGATTTCCTTAGGGTGACTGTACTTGGCAAGGTTGTTAACTCCTCTGGGAAAGGCGACTTCCTCATAGGGTCGCTCTTTGGTTTCTGTTCGGACTGCATTAATGAAATCGATAAGTTCATCATTTGTTTTGCCGATAATAATCTTAAATGCTGCATACAATTTGTCTCTAAAATACGCTGGTGTTGATGACCTAGCAGTTTCAAGACCCATGATTTTCATCTTGGGTTCTTTGTATCTCACTCCTTCACTGTCCCATACATTAAGGATGTATCGTTTCTTTGCAGTCCAGATTCCACGGTCAGCGATGTTTTCTCGCTTCATGCTCATCTTTTGATCATATGCCGAAGCATAGTCTGCAAGTTCTTGATACGAACGTTCAATAAAAGGTTCCAGTTTCTCTTGGCAGATCTTATCAAGTAGCGAAACAATTGCTGCTTTATCGCCAGACTTATGACTAAGAAATTTAGTAACAAGAGGTCCGAGATTAAGATAGATTGAGTCAGTGTCAGATGCAATGACATAATCCTCCTTCTCAGTTGAGAGCAATTTATTTAGGTAGTTGTTCATACGGTTCTCAATCCAACGGATTGATACCTGACCAGATAGAGTGATAGCCTCTGCATTTGCTAGACGGTAATAACGGAAGTGTTCATTACCGATAGCACCATAGGCAGAGTTGAGAGAGATCTTCTTTGCCATCTGTATATTATTACACCTAGCGATCTCTTTTGTCAACTCAATGGAAGGATTCTTCTCATAATCTTTCTTCGCTTGAATCATCTTCTTCTTGAAGATAACACGAGAGTCATACATCTTCTGCATCATTTCTGGCAAGAACCCGTGTTGATCTTTACGATACTGGGCACCATTTGCACACACAGCAAACTCACCATCAATCTCAACTTCTTGATTTAGAATCCCCTCAACGCTCGCACTGGGATGTCTAGTCTCCCTGAGTGTTTCGGGCGAGATATTGTACTGCATAATAAGATGAGGGTACAAGCTATTAAGGTCAAAAGAAACAACCCAATCATAGAATCCAGGTTTCGGTTCTTTAACATAGGCACCCGCATACTTTTTAGTTTTATCGTTTTGTGTCTTGGGAGGAATAGCAATCTTCCTCTTTAGAAGTTCAACATATATGTAGTTATCCCACATACGAACCTGACTGAATACATCTTCAAAGTTCACCTTAGCATCATATGCCATGGTGTATGCAAGTTCAATCAGTTTCATCTTGTCATCTAGTTTATCAACTAAACGAACGTCATGAATGTTATAGTCAATAAACTTTTGCCAATCTTTTTCATAGAACTCTTTGAATGTATCATATTCAGAGTGATCAAGTTTCTTCTCACCAAGTTCTACATTACAAATATGATCGAGACGATATGATTCTTGATTAGTATAAGTAAATTTCTTATACAGTTCTAGGTAATCTAGACAGGAAATACCAAGAGTGTCAATAGCAAATTGTTTACGTCCTTTAATAAAGATCTCTCGACGAGAAACAAGTTTCCAAGGAGAAAGAAGTTTAGTAAACTTCTCACCAAGTATACGTTCAACACGATTGTGAATGTATGGCATATCGAACAACTGTACATTCCATCCTGTAATTACATCTGGAAAGTTTGCTTGCCAGTAATCGAGGAATGCTCCCAACATGCTTTCTTCTGATCTGAAATGCATGTAGTCCACCATGGAGTCTTTGTTATCGTATGGTCTTGCCCCGAACACAGTAATCCTACCAGTGAAACTATCTTTGATTGAGATGGCAAGTATCTCCTGATCGGCAGATTCAATATCGGGAAACCCATTCTCTGCTGCTGTCTCGATATCAATATTGAATATGCGGATCTTGCTGGAATCAAACTTGAGTTCTTCTTCTGGGTGTTGTTCAGCAATGTATTGGTATAAAAATCTTGTATTACCATATATCTCAAAGTCTGGAACTTCTTTATATTGTTTTACAAAATCTCTTGCTTCAGTTATAGAACCAAACTTATGTGGTTCTACCCATTCTCCTTCTAGTGTTTTCCATTCAGAATATTTTTTTGTAGGCAAAAAAAGCGTTGGGTTAAAAGGAACCCGAACGCTGTATCTGTCACCATTATTATATCCTCTTACGAGGAGACGATTTCCTGCTTGTTCAACACTTGTGTAAAACTTCATTCAAGGGATTTAATATAGTTTGCAAGTAGATCCTTACTAGGACTTACAATGGTAGTAATGTCAGTTGACCTGACTACTACCTCACGATCATCAGAGTTCTTAGGCCACTGACTTAGGTTACCTTCATAGTCTACCATAAAAGGTTGACGAAGTATACAATCAGGATCACCTGGTAGTGTCTCACCTTCTACTTCATCAACCTGTGCGACTATCCATTCATTCGCTAGTCGCAGTAGATTCGCTGCTATCTCCATCTTTCTTTTCCTCATAGAATATTTGCTCATCCTTTAGACCAATCTCTTTCAACCTATTTGCATAATTGTCGATGATACTATTGTCAGGATAAACAACGCTAAGGATATGTTCCCCACTAATTCTATGATCTTCAATAGGAGAATATGGACACCACCTAGAATAATTAATAGGTACAGTTCCATCATCATTAAGTTGTCCAAGAGATAGTAGATATGGATAAACCATCCTATATCCTGCTACCTTGTCATCATCATCACGAACCTCA